GAGTAAAATAGTGTATAATATAACTAATGAGGATTATTCTATTGTAGAGAATCCTAATTCAGAATTCCATGGTGTTTTATTAAAAACAGGAATTTATAAAGAAGTAGTTGTGGTATATGGAACCGTATCAATAAAAGAGTCCCCAGAACTTGATATGGCAACACTTGGATTTACATTTAATATCCAAGACCCTGGAGATAATGATTTTGATACTCTGAACACATCAGAGGAATTTAAAAATTATCTTGGCGCGGTATTACAACATATTATAACAGATAGTTTAGAATGGGGACAAGAAAATAATTTAGCGAGGATAGGAATTGGAGAATCACTTACAGACACACATACTGAATCACCTACTCAATAATGAAGATTATTGCAGAAGAGTTGTACCATATTTAAGAAAGGAATATTTCGAGGGTACACATAAAGTTGTTTTTGACCTTATTACAAAATTTGTAAGTCAGCACAACAAATTACCTACTGCAAAGGTATTACAATTAGAGTTAAGAAAAATAAGTGCACCGGAAGATGTACTAAATAATTCAGCTACTTTAATAACGGAAATCGCTACGAAATCCGAGGTTGATACAGAATATCTAATTAAGGAATCAGAAAACTGGTGCCGTGATAGAGCAGTACATAATGCTATTATGGATTCTATTTCTATCATTGATGGTAAGGATTCTGAACGGACCGAAGGTTCCATACCAGAAATACTATCAGAGGCCTTAGGTGTTTCTTTTGACCAACAGATTGGTCATGATTATATTGATGATTCTGATGAAAGGTTTGATTTTTATACTAAGAAGGAATCAAGGATTCCATTCGACCTAGATTATCTAAACAAAATTACGAAGGGTGGATTACCCAATAAAACATTAAACATTGCTCTTGCAGGGACTGGTGTCGGTAAATCTTTATTTATGTGTCATTGTGCCGCATCGGTCTTACAGCAAGGCAAGAATGTTTTATATATTACCATGGAGATGGCTGAAGAGAGAATCGCAGAGCGTATCGATGCCAACCTAATGGATTTACCTATCGAACAACTACAGAGGATTGGTAAAACAGCCTTTGATAGTAAAATACAGAAAATCGCCCAAGCCTCTATAGGTAAACTTATTATTAAGGAATATCCAACAGGGTCTGCGCATACTGGACATTTTAGAGCATTATTAAATGAGCTAAGATTAAAAAAGAATTTCACACCAGATATGATATACATTGATTATCTAAATATATGTTCATCTAGCCGCATGCGTGGGCTTGGTGGGAGTATAAATAGTTATTCATACATAAAAGCCATTGCAGAGGAATTGCGTGGTTTGGCTGTGGAATTCAATGTTCCAATTGTATCGGCAACACAGACCACGAGGTCTGGATTCAGTAATACTGATGTCGGTCTTGAGGATACATCTGAATCGTTTGGTTTACCGGCAACGGCTGACCTCATGTTCGCTCTTATATCAACAGAGGAACTAGAGGAGTTGGGTCAATTACTGGTAAAACAATTGAAAAATAGATATAACGACCCTACCAAATATAAAAGATTTGTAGTTGGTATTGATCGTTCCCGCATGAAACTATATGATGTAGAGGAATCGGCTCAGGCAGATATTATGTCCGACCCAATTTCTGATAAACCAATAAATAAATTTGGCGACAGGGACTCGGAAGACACCTTTGCCAATTTTAAAATCTAGAGGAAAAATATATGAATATGTTAAATACAGCAAAAGCATGGTTAATGTCAAGATGGTCAGAACGAACATCTTGGGACGGTGGACTTATTGTCGGCCTATCATTATCCTACCTATTACTAGGTGGACTTGTTGACTTAGTAGCTTGGGTAGCCCTAGCTTATGGTGTTTACACTTTTATTGCAAAAGAAGTATAATAACCTTTTAATTATGACATTCATGGGGGACTTTCATAGTCCCCTTCTTTTTACACAAAATATATATAAAATTTATATACTTTTTTTTCATTAGCGTGTTTACATTTGCCATAGTTATGGTATAATATACCTATATTTAAAATTAATGATAAGGAGTTAAATATGAAAAATTTAGTTATAAACACCCAGTATATGGAAAACTACGGCGATAAGGAAAACCCTTATATGAAGTTCAAGGGTGGTAATACCTTTATCCTACCTAACTGTGGTGACCTCGATGAGAATGAGGTTGCAACTCTAGTTGCTAGGGTAAGGCCTTTTATTACTACTACCCTCGAAGAGTCCAATGGTGGCTGTGAGGAATACATCATTGATTTTGATGTTGTAAAAAAATCAGATATACATGTTCCAACATGGCAAACAGTTACAGAATTTCATTTCCTTAACGAGGATGGCTCACCTAGCTTTTTGAAGGTTACTGATAACCGTGAAGATGGTTGGATGCGTACAGAAATCTTAGAGAGAACCGAAGCTTGGGTTGGTGATATGTCATCTGAAACCAAGCGTAAGGAATACACAGACGAATATCTTATGGAAGATGGCGACTTTGTTTATGGTCCTAAGGAACTAAAAACATGGCTAGAGGCCAACGTACCGGCTGTGGAATATAAAGTCAAAAGAGAAATTGTTTTTTAAAATGATTACGGCACCAGCGGCTGTATTAAAGCGACTGGGGTTTATGACCGAACATACAAGGTGGAATGAAAAGTCCACCAATATTTTATTTAATGGAGAAAACAATGATTGACTATAACATAATTAAAAAAACAAGAACCAAAACAAAATATAAAGGTATTGATTCTGATATTCTGAGTACCATCAGATGGTATCCTAAGATTTATGAGAACCCATATAAATTTGATTTTGATGTTGTTAAAAAAAGAATAGAGGATGCCAGAGCTGCAGGCTACGAAGATGATGTTTCAACAATAAAAAGAAACATTAAAAGAGTAACTGAGGACAATCCTGGTCTATTCGATGATTTCAAAGCCCTTTTGGAATTATAATGATTCCCGCAAAATTAAAAAATAACTCCACCGACCCATTAAGCAAGGCATATCAAGTGTCGTTTACTGATACCAAGTATTGTGAATATACATTTGAATCCTTTCAAGATGCGATAGTGTTTCAAGTTGGAATACATAATAAAGGTGTTGAATCTAATTTAAAGGTAATATCGCTCGATGTTAACTGAGTTAATAATCTTAATTATTTGTTTAGTAGGTGCTTCTTGGAGAGCCTGGCAATTAGGTATTCGCGAAGGAGCATCTCGCACTATAAACAAATTACATAAAGGCCGAATCATTCGATTTGACCATCAAGGTAATATCAAGCCCAACGAGTGGTTTGATTCTTAAAACTAATCACTTTACAAAACTTATAAATAGTGGTATAATACTATCATATTAACTTTATAGGAGAACATATGAGAAACTTTAAATCTTTTTATCCTAATATACTTGAGGATATTAATACATTAAGGTATACTGGCTCAAACGAAAAACCTTTTGCTCTTGCGATATTGGAAGATATTGATAAGCAAATTGGTAGTATTAAAGTGACTTTAGAAATAGACCCAAGAGCAGCTAAACAAAGTGGTAAAAAGCTAGGTATAAGCTCAACATGCGAAGATAAATCGCGAGAGAAATTTGCAAATTTAGCTCGGTTAATTATTTCAGAAACAGATGACTTAGAATTAAAGATGGATAAAGTCCCTGGTGACAGAAAGGAAAAAGATTTTGCCTTTCAACATAAAGATATGGAAAAATATGTTTATGTTAATATGAGACCAGATGGCGGCCGTGGTTCATTGGGAGATGACCCACATGAATTAATGACTGCCGCACTTTGTTTATTCCCATCAAAACATTCAATTACAAACTCAGACGAAATGGATTCTTTAATCGAATTGGTTGGAGCTAATTTAAGTAAGGTTAAGGGATATAAACAAGGTCAAGTAGATTCACTAAAAGGTAATTATTCCAATATGTGCCAAGCAGTTTCGGCTGCTAATGCCATTATAGATGCCGGATATGGTAATGCTGATATGGTATATTTAACTGGTATGGCTTGGGATAAAGATGTAACACAATTCCAAATGACAAAACATGGAATGAAAGACTTTAATTCATCTGACTTTATTATTAAAAAGGGCAAGAATTTTGTTGGTATTTCTTTAAAGAAAAAGAAACGAATAAATGAAACTGACCCAACATTAATTAATAAAGCTTTTACCACCTTACTTGCCGATAAGAAGTTTGATAAGGTAAGAGAACAAATTGAAAAAGATGCTGGTAATTTTTATTTACATGTTATTAAATTGGCCGCAAGAATTAAAGTATTGTCTCCTGATTTAATAGCTGATTTAAAGAAAGATAAACCAACAAATAAAAATTGGAAACAATATATCCAAAGAATACCAAACGATGTTATTAACAGAGTGTTAAAAGGTAAGAGAACACTATTTAAAGTTATGGCAGATACCATAAAC